TAGCACGGTTAGCTACTTGGTCAGTAAATGTTGTAACATCCTCTCCCTCAACTACTCCAGCAAATGCGGGCGTACTGAGTTCATCTGTTTGCCACTCAAAGAATGTACCGTTTGCTTTTCCCTTTTTCGCGAGCGAAAGCAACGGAGTGCGTTCGGGTTCTAGGATGGTGAGAATATCGCTAAGATCTTCTCTATTAGAGCCGAGCGGAGTTCCGCTAGTGTGTGATTTTGTTAATGCCATAATTTATTTCCTCCTTGGAATTTAAGTTTTATTTTTAAGTTTAAGATATACTTGGTAGTCTGTCATTGAGCCTGATTTGTCGAATTTAGCCTTCGCCGCTTGCAGAGCTTTCGTTTTATTCGCCTGGGGAGTCTTGGGCCTAGCTGTACCAGCTTCCGTACTTGCCATTGGGGCTTTCGGTTTTGCGGTTGGTTTAGCCTTCTGACCTTGCCTTGTCTTTACTGCATTTAATCCTTCCACCATTAATCCCAAAGCAAAATTGGAATTAGGCAGATATTTAACTAAGGGCTTATACATCGGAGATTCCTTTACTTGCATGAATAGCTTGTAATCATCACTATGCTCGTCTCCAAGAAACTCGAAGGTCTGCATAGCTTGTTGATCCGACTGTGTACGCTCTTGTATCCATTTATGGCGGGCGGGTGCATCCTTACGCAGAGTCTTATTTGCGTTTAATTTTATTCGGCGCAACTCAGACTTGGTGTAGGCTTTATCCCCATCCTTTACCACAAACTCATTGCCGCTATCATCATACTCTACTTCGTTGTCGATATTCTCGTCTACCCACTCTAAGAGGGTGGTAAGTTGCTCGACTTCTTTCTGTAGTGACTGAGCGTCATTGATGCTGTGAAAGGCATTATCCTTGAGGAACTCAGGTAGTTCGACACTTGCGGGTGCTTGCTGGGCTTCTTCTGCCTTGGCTTGCAGTTCCGCATTCTCTGCGAGTAGTGCTTTCTTCTGAGCGGTAAGTCTTCCAAATCGCTTGACGGCAGATGCATTCAGCGCCTTTGCGAGATCTCGTGACTCATCCTCGGATAAGTTATCCAGGTCGATATTAAACTTTGAAAGAACATCCGAAGGTTCTGCGGGCGGCGAAGATTCTTCTTCCTCCACTTGCTCCTCTTCGACAGACTGTGAATTTTCCTCTAAGACATCTGTAGGCTCCGCAGTTTCTTCAGCGGGTTCATCCGTCTCTTCGGTAAGTTCGGGTAATTCTTCCTGTGGTTGCTTGCCTTTCAGTAACTGATCTGCAAATTCTGCCATCGAAAGGTTGCCCTCACTTGCATTTGTATTTTCCACGGAATTTTCAGAGGACTCCGAGACAACCTCTTTGGTTAATGTTTCCATAAGTCAACAAGGCTAGTAGCCTAGTGTAGCAAAATGTAGCTACTTGTAGAGCAAATGGCAACAAAAAGCCCCCACGGCTAACCCATAACCGTGAGGGCTTTAATAGTATGAACAATTACAAGCTATAGAAATTATCTAACTCTTCATCGATTGCTTCGAGCTTTCCTGTGAAGTGAAAGTGTAAATTTTGGTTCTCGATATTCTTGCGATTCTGTAGCTCGCGGATGGTTTCTTCCCGCATTGCTTCGCGTACCTCGATATACTTTTTAAAGTGTGGTTCGTTCTTGAGGAAGGTAAGTGCGTTAATTGCTTCTTCGGCATTTACTTCGTGGTATTTTTTCCGTTTGATCATATTACCATTTCTTGCATGACCAATAGCCAGCGGTTAGTTTAGACTTCTTTTCATCGCACTTATGTCGCGCTCGGAAGGATTTACGCCGTGCGGGTATGTTCTTCTTGATGGACATGTTTGGGTCTCCAAAGCGTACAAGACGAACCGTATCCTTTTCCTTAGCGAGTACGGCAAACTTTTTAGACTTACCAGGAGTTCGCTTAGGTTTATTATATCCTGAGAATCTTTCTCCACGATGAGTTATGCTCATGCGGCACTAGATGTTTGTCCAAATTGTGTGGGGGCGGCTCCTAGTCTGCCAATCGTAGCGTTTTGTTTTTGCTGAATCTGCATTTGGCGCTGTTGCATATATGTCTTAATACGCTCTTGCATTGCCGGGTCTTGTTGGGCTTTTTGCTGGATGTCAGGTTGTTGTAACCATTGTTGGAATACTTGGAGTTTCATTTCGTGTGCATCGTTCTCACGCACATTTGGTGGTACTCCAGCCGAAAGTTCAGCTATGGTTTGACGCTCTTCCTCGACTGCTTTCTGTGTGGCAGTTTCCTTGGGTAAGATAATCTTCTCTGCCGCACCAGGCATGACTTGTCCGATTGCAAGTGATAGGAGTTGTTCGGTATCCACCACTCCATTCTTGTCCATTGTGGATGATATTTGACCAATCGTCTTTACCCGTTCGAGCATTTGCTCAGGGTCTTGGGTGGCCACATCGTACTGCATATAAAAATCAAAGCGTTCTCCCGCCCTACCCTTTGCGTACTTCTGCATATCCTGTACACCTGTAACGCGAAAGTATTCTTCGTTTGGTCCATACTGTTGGTACAGGCTATAGACTTGATCCATTACATACTTCATATGGTGAAGTACTTTATTGATAAAATGTTGTTGCTTGATTTGCGACTCCACGGGATCGACACCGGGTGCATTGTTACCCATGTAACGATCAAACATTTCCTGTACTAATCTACGAACTTCCACGGAACCAGCATCGTAGCGTGGAGTATCCGCAAAACGAATCTCTCCAGGTGTACGATAAGGAATACGAACTCCCGGACCCCACTTTGATGGGGATCTTCCAAGAGGATGTTCTATTGGTGGGATTGTGCTTAAACTTTGACGGTCAATCGATGCATCGTACTCAACCTTGGTTACCTGTTGGAATGGTTCACCAACTTCGGGAATTGAGCGGGAGGAGTACAATCGTTTGGATGTCTTTTCGTAAGTACTTACAATGAAGGGATATCCACCATGACCATAATCCATAAGGGTATGCTTGGCATAGAGGTCGGCTACTTCGTTACAAAATACTGTACAGTAAATACCAGGCACATCATCCTCATCAAGTAAACGCTGGTAACAATATACGATACGGATCGTCTCGTCATCATCGCGAAGTATCTCATCTTGTAAACTAAGGTTGTGGGTATACACATCATTCTCGCCCACATTCGCAGACTCGATTGCTTTTTCCACAAACTCTTCATCCCAATTCTCGGTATGTATCTTTGCCCGAAGTTGTTCCGGTGTCATGTTTAACACATGAAATACATAGGGAGCTTCTTGTGGATCGATGGTATAGTTCGGCCAAAAAACATCCTCGTCAGGTGCAAGTGCCTTGATGCGCGGACGACTTACAACCCTACGGAGGACAGGGACTGTGGTTTCTCCCTCCTTGCGCAACTCTTTAAGCATTGCTCGTGCCTTTGTTTTTGAGACATCGAACTGCTCGGCAATAGCCGCAGATAACTCCTCATCCATACTGCCATCGCCAATAGCTTCTGCAATTTGTGGAAGAGCCATTGCAATCTCATCTAGTTTGATGGACTGCTGTTGCTTTAGGTCTTGTTGCTCGTAGTACACATAATGAACCATCATTCCTTTTTCAAAGAAGTGATTAAGTCCGAGTTCTACTTGCTCATAAAAATCATCCATCTTGGAGTTAACCAACCAACGAACAAACATAGATATTACATTTGCCCGTGCGATATCGTTAGACTCTACAGGAGTTGCGACCAAATGTGCTTGGCGGATCGCGTTTAAAGACATTGCCACGCATTTATTTACCTGGTTATCCACCATGCGAATCTCTTGATCGCTGGCTCCATCCCAAGGAAATACCTCGCCTGTCTGACTATCAGCGGAGTGCTTCTTAAAATCATTGGACTTTCCCGCCCATATACAATTACGGACATCGTAGTCGCGTTGTCTACGATCTATCCACTCACCAAGGTCCGACTGTGTTTCACGGTAAGTATCCCGCAGATAATTGATATCGGGTTCCTTGGAGACGAATAAAAGCTCCGGGTCTGAGGAATTATGCATGCGTAGCTTAATGTAGTTCTTTGTGCTTGACTCGTCAATCTAATATCCACCACCACCGGTACACCGTAGGCTGGATTGTGATATATGATCTGCTCCACTAATCAATAAATAGCGGATACAATCGATCTGATCCTTGAAGTGTTCGGTACGAGATTGCCCGCTATACTCAAGTAGCGAAGTAATAGTATTGTCACATCTATCTGATACATAAAGCTTTGGGCAATTACCCGAAGTCATAGGCTCTGTATCATCCCATGATAACGCATCATTTATCTTAGCAATTCCAGCCTCGATATCCACACCAGGTGCGGGACGAAATACAAAGTTAAGGTTAGCCATTTGGTTGATGATGTTACTCTCCCCCTCTTTTGTCCGCACCGTGGCCGCACCCATGCGGGGATCGACAATGCGTTCAAAGATATCCTCACCATCCTCTAAATCCTCGAAGTGGTTTCGGTAATCTTCGTAACCCCACCCAAGTGGACGCTGTGCGGGTCCAGGCTTACCCACACTCTTACCCAATGCATTTGTATGCGGTAAAGCCCATTGCCCCATCGTACTATCGGGGAACTCGCGGTAAATGTATATCCGTCCATCCGGCATAACTCCCGCCCATATTGCCACCCACGGCTTGCTCCCGCCAGGGTCGCATACGAAATAGCGGGTGCAAGCCAAAGAAGGATCGGCAATGAAGGGGATCTTCTCATGTGGGACAATGTTCGTTTCGCGATTGAACTTCGGAAAACGCCCCTCCATTGCCTTGGACGGTATGCCATAGAGACGGGCCAACTTCACCTCTAATGGTTGTTTGGAGTATGTGCGAATCAACTCCTGTCCATCTATAAAGGGGGATTGATCTGTATGGAAATAGTATATCCTACAGTTCGGCCAATTCGCACAAATTTGTTCGGTTGGAACTTCACGATCTAGTAGCTTTGAATACCTCGTACTAACCGTCTCTGCACCCTTGAGTAAACTATTGATCAATGGTGTCCAGCCTTGAAGGGTCGTAAAGGTAAGGATTAATCGTCCGTGGTAATCCACCGTTCTTCCGAGCAATGTATTGAATATACTTTCGGGAACCTCTTCATCCAGGTGAATTGCGTGTGCAGACCAGCCCTCGAATATCTGAGGGTCTGCCATATACTGCCTATAATTATTAAAGTATATCGTACTTCCACGCTCCGCACCCGGAGCAGTTGGTGGAAGGATTGCCTTAGCCGAGTTAAATCCATTCTTCTGATTGTATTGCAAGCTATGGTTCTCACTCTTCTTCTTTGCACGCTTGTATCGGGCTGGTAAGTTCTGCCAAATATACTTCTGTGCATCAGAGATCGAACGCTCCTCAGTAACATGCATCGAACGAATCTCAGCTTCGGGAATAGATTGGGCTAAGTGTACTAACATCCGAGAAGCGAACATGGTTTTGCTCGACCTATTTCCGCCGAGGCAGACATGAATCTTTGTATCCTTCCAATTATCCATCACCCTACGCCAACCAGGTAATGTCCAACCCCATTGGATCGGGTCTTCAATCTCACTATTAGGCTGGTCGATGAGTAAACGACTAAGCATCTCTGCACGATCCTGTGGTAACGCATCAACCTCCTCATTGGATAACGCACACTCTAACTCGCCCTTGTTAAACCTTAGATCATCTGTCCACGGAATACCAAAGTTCGCGTCTATCTCATCTGCGTAGGTGAACTTAGGCATTGAATTTCCTCAACTTATCCTGGTCCAACGCATAGCCCACGCCATGACCAAGGTCTTTCTTATTCTCATCCTTGATTAAATCCTTCTTCCATGCCCATCCCTTGAAATCCAAGGAGTTTCCATCCACCACGCATAGCACATATACATCCACATCGGGGTTTACCTTGAGTGTACTGAGTAGCCTAGCACCTTTGTGCTTGGACGCTTTCACATCATAACGCTTTCCACTCGCCATCACCCCATCCGCAGAACCACTCCTTGGAGTAAGGCCAAGATCGGGAAATGTATTCATCTGCTTGGCAAATCCATACTCCGCCATCATGCCCATCACATCCGCTTCCGCGCCATCGTGGTTTCCCATCTTCGCATCACGCACCCCGTTACCACGGGCAATGAGGCTACGCATCCGTCCAACCATTTGACAGACCTGTACCTCATCGGGCTGGAGCTTAATTACCATCTTTTACGAACACACCATCAACCATCTTGCCTTTTCGATCCTTGATATCCCGATATGCGGTGAGCAAACAGTCCTCTAGTGTGACATTATTTCGGGTACATATATTAATCAATATGACCAATATATCCCCGATATCATCAAGTAGGCATTCATCCTTACAAACAGAGTCACTCAGTTCGCCAAGTTCTTGCATTAATTTCAATACCTGATCCTTATCAGTAGAACCCTTAATTAGGTTCCGCTCTATGTGCCATTGCTCAACTTTAATTATTATATCTTCCATAAATATTTATCCCCTAGCTAATATCTCCAATCCGATCACGATCGCGTCTTCGAGCGTTTGGCACGGGATTTCTTCTTTACCAATTGCCCATCCCTCTTGATCCGTTCCAATGCCTCTTGGGATAATTTCGAGCATGGGGGACCCAACTTTCTCAAGTCGCACCGTGGTAATTCTTGTACTGATTCGGGAATCGCTCTTCCGTACTTTTTCCAAAAGATCGGATTCCAACCCGGTGGTACTCGCTGACTCACTTGTCATCTTTGAGCTTTTTAATCTCCGCCTTTAAATCTGCGATCTCTTCGCGGAGTTCCTGGTTAACCTTGATTAAACGACTGACCCATCGTGGCCAACTCTCCATAGATTTACCTGTAGCCTTATATATATTCATTCTTCTTCCTCCTCCTCTAGTTCAAACTCGATCTCAAAATCAAACTCAGCCACCTCGCGTTCCAGCCAATCGTTAATCCCAAGCATTACTGCCTTTGCGATGCCTATCTCATCCAAGTCGCATTCCGCGTCCCAACGATGGAGTAAGACCTTAGTCTCGTGTATAATTTGATCTTTTGGGTCTTGCATAATTCATAAAGTCCGAAACCGTGTTACCGATGGGCATTTGTCGCGGAGTGGTTGAGCGAGTAATCAAGATGTTTCCATCCCTATCCTTGAGGTTCTTACCCGATTTATCCCTATATGTTCTGAGTAATTGATTATTCCCCCAAAACTGATGCCATCCATTATTGACCTCTTCCCTAGTTGGCCAATTAGCAAAGAAGTGATCCCAATCAGATACCTCAAATGTATCATCGTTTTGCATTATAAAAACAGAGCTACCCCTCCCGCCGAGTGACGCGGAGGTGTCCCATACGGTTTCTGTTGTCCTGGCGCGGTAATACCGCCCACCGAAAGGTAGCCCTTAAAGTTGTTCATTTGTCCGTGTTAAAGTCATTAGCATCTGCGCGACAAATTAAGTTGTTTATTAAAAATGCAGATAATGATTGGCAAATTACTCATCCTCTTTATTGAAAAATTGGTTAATTAAATCGGAATGAAATCCCACGCCCACCAGCAGTACACGGATCGCTCTGAGCGTCTGTTCGATGTCGCTCCCTTCG